AGGACATTACAGTCGATTACAAAGTATACGGACCGAAAGGCATTGTGAGTCTAAAGTCTGAAGAAGTTACCGAATTTCTGTTTAAGATACAGTACCTTTACAATTTCAAGACGTACGTGTACATGACTCAAAATCCAGAACACGCATTTCCTCCGTGGAAACCAAAACCTTCGTTTAGAATTCCAGTCAAGGAAGCGTTTGCTCTCGATATAGACGGAGTACCTCTCAGAAACATCACCAAAGAAATAAAAGCGTATGAAGGACCTTTCGTTGACTTTCATGGCGAGGATATCGTCGTGAAAGACATCGGAGACTTTACAAAAGTGAGACTCGTGAATGTAATGGGGCAAGTGAGCGAATTTGAAGGTGTTATTACTCACCAGAATCTTTGGTTGCAAGGTAAAACTTGAGTTCTCCCAAGTTTGCAACGTTGTACTTGAGAACCATGAAACGATTATCCTCCTCTTGCATAATTTGAACGGTTGCGCACATTCCAGTAGCCTTTGTGAATAGGTTTAGGTATTTGAGCGAGTACCTCCCCTTAAGCTTCCCTTTGAAACTTCCGTCGTCTGTGCATTCTAGGATGGTTTCCTGGTTGGCAAAGTCTCCTTCACACCTGATGATGAAATATTTCTCCTTTCTGGTTATCTCGAGGTCTGTAGCCAAGTTGTTCATGTCTCGACAAATTCTCTGAAAATCAATCGATGGCATTGAAGTAGACACCGCCATTTTAATGTTAGGAACTTCAATTTGGTCTTCGTTAATGTCAAGCAGTTTCAACTGAAAGCGCGTGTCGGAACGTTTTGTTATGTTTTCAATCCTAATGTCCAAACATTCTCTCGAATTTATTTCAACCGTCAACGTATCGTTGTTTGAAATAAATTTCAATAATTTAAACATGTTGGTCACATTGACTCCTGCTACTATGTCAGCTTCGCAGTAGTACTCCTCAAAGCTGTCTGATTTTAGAAACATGTCGACGAGAGCCACGCGTGCGGTATCGAGAGTCAGTATCTGAACCCCTTTCGGAGTAAAATACATGTTGACGTCATTCAAGATATCCTTCAGAACTTCAAACGCAGACTTGAACGCGGAAGCCTGAATAGTTTTGAATTTCATTCTTTTAGTAGAATGAAACGTTAGTCTCTAATTACTCCACCTGTGACTTTTTTGTTGATTTTAGCCTGAAGTTCTGGGGTGAGCGCCGGTTGGAGAGACTGTCCGTAGTTGTCAAGTGAAAATATATTGTCATTTGTGTCATCTGTTCCATCGAAAGACGCGAGGCTTCCAAATCCTTTGCATGTTTTCAAATCGCAATTTGAAAATGTGTTTGGCATTAGCGACTCGAGCCACGCTTTTATTTCCTTGCCTACCAATATTTTTCCATTTTTTGTCAGCATGGTTGGAACTCGGGTAATCTGCTTTGCGTGCTGACTCGGAACTCCTAACCGGTTGACATCGTGCAGCTGAATCATTTGTTTCAACTGCGGCGTCGACTGCAAAAAGTTTATAATTTCAATGGAGTGAGAGCATTTTGGACTGTACATGAGCAAAGCAGCCATATAGTAACACACGTGTTTTTCTTAATTTTTTTTAAACGCATAGATAAATGAAGGGTTCGATTATTTTGTTCCTGCTCTTGGTGACTGTGGTGTATTTTTTATTTGTACCCCCTTCGAATGTATTAGAAGAGTACACACCTACTCCTGACCCATCTTACAGCGACACGACAACTGTTGTCACGCCCGACGAACTCAGTCTGGTTATTCAAGCCACGCAAAAAGCCCTGAGTCAGCAGCTTGGAAAATGCACACACTGCATTGAAACGACTCAGATAAGCCTCTCTAACAACGTGTTCACTGGTAGATTCATGTTTGTGGTTTTACCAGGCGAGTCTGGGACACCTTACGGTGTCGGTGTATCGTCGACTGTCGGCACCGACTGGAGTGTCAAAAACGTGACTCTTCAGTCAGACAGTACAATTGACCAAATTGATTCGTACGAACAATTTAAAGCAGGGAGTGAAATACAAAAGAGTGTTCTCCCAACATCTGCGCAGTTACAATCTGCATTAAATAATATATAATAACATGATTAGCGTCAGACAGATTCAAAAGATTGAAGAATCAAAGCGTAAAGTAAAAAAAGAAATTTATAAAAAGATTTTAGACCAATTTAGCCGAAAGATTCAAATTTCTGTTTCTGCTAGTCAAAAACAAGTCTTTTTAGAAGTTCCTATGTTTCTGATGGGGTACCCGGCGTACAATATAGAATCTGCCGCAGTCTATCTCAAAAGACAGCTCGAATTAGGGGGTTTTAAAGTTTTTCGAATGTCTCCTACTGTATTTAATGTTTCTTGGTACACTGAAAAAGAAAAAAAGGAGTTTCGCAAGCCGGAACCAGCTCCTCCAACTTTTTCAGAAGATGATTTCCCATCTCTCATAAATCTGAAAAAAGCTGCGAAAAGATACGGCTAGTTTTTTACGAGAGGATATAAATGGACGGTCTCACTGTATTAGTAGAGGCTAAAAAAGAATACTTGGCACAACTGTGCTGTGTCATGTGTCCTCACATGATAAGCGTTTTCGAAAACATGTACGCAGAGGCAAACACAATTTCAAAGGGTAAAAAAGTTTTGTTGCAGTTTCAGAAACTCCTCAAAGAGGTTCCCAATTGGAACAACCACATGAATGCTCAGCACACTGAAAGCATTTCAAATTCGTGTGGATGGTTCAGTGACTTGATCGCGGCGGTTTTTGTCAGTTACGTAAAAATTCTTTCGTCTGTCAGAATTAATTCAGAAAACAAAAAAATATCGTTGAAACTTCCTCAGAATGATGTTTTTGTGTTGAGATGTTTTACAAATGCAGCGAAAGACCTTTATAAAGACCCTTACGTGTACCACGAAGAAATGTCGGAGTACGATCGAGATGCAAATCTTACAAAAAGGTTTGTTACTTGCATTGAAGATTCCGTCAAACAGCTCATTCCTATTCAAGAAATTCTTAAAACATACATTTCTCACAAAGACGAGATTGATTTCGAATCCAAGCAGGAGGATACGGAGGACCCTGATGTAATAGATGAAGAACCGGGGGCTTTTCCGGATCCCGAGCCAGGAGCACAGGAGCCATCTCCTGTTCCCCAACAGGAACAGGTTTCCGAACAGCCTGCACCAGCGGTAGCTGCAGAGGCAGCACCTGCTCAAGAGTCTGAAATAAAGAACATAAATGTCAACAAAGAACACGACGAAGATGTACTGTTTCCAGATGCACATTAAAAAAAAGTTTGTTGATACTAAATGGACCTAGGCGATCAACTCAAAGATCCAATGATGGCTGCAGCTTTTGCCGCTGCTGTTACAGCCGTGTACATTTACGCGAAGAACCAGATGAATACCGGAGAAAAACTTCAGCTGAGTGCGTATGCAAAACCAGCCGCGCTCGTAGCTCTGCTCGTCTACTTTATAGTCTATTCGAATTCGAACCGTGAAAAGATTTCATCAGACCCATTTTAAAACAGTTAAAGCTCACGGGTACATGTGTAAGTAACAATGACCTCAGTCGGTACATTTAATGACATGCTCGAGCAGTTTATCACTGAGCTCGAGACTACATTCCCAGAAGAGAAGGCTTTCAAGAAATATCACACGTCGTTTGACATTATGAGAGCTGCAAATCCTCGCAAATGTGTCGATGCATTCATGAAAGGCGCTGGTAATTACTCTAACCAAATTATGCAGAAGGATGACTCGTTCTTTTCAGATTTCGACGAGCTTCCTATAAACAAGTACTGGAACGACGAGCTGTCTGAGGGAACCAAGAATGCAATTTGGCAGTACCTTCAGACTCTCAACATTCTCGGTATGACTATCAAGACTATTCCCGCCGACATGCTTAGCATGGTTGAGGGAGCGGCTGCCAAATGTGCAGAGAGCATGCAGGGTGGCGGAGACGAGAAGTCTCTTATGGCTGGCATGTCGAGTCTATTCTCCAACATGGGAGGGCTTTTGGGACTAGAAAAAAACTAGATTAGTATATTATGACGAGTTGGTTTGATAAACCTTCAGAACTTTTTAGGTCTGATAAGATATTGACTTTTTGGCCTACGGATACGCAAAAATCGGGTGAACGGATAAACGCCAGTACACGATTTATTCTGTACGCGTCGTGTGTTCTTTATCTTATCAAACGAGATATACGAGTAATTGTATTAGGAATTATAGCAGTGGCTGTTTTGTTTGTTTTGTACAAATTGGGTGTAATAAAAAATACAGGAGTCGGTTCAGCCAACTGCCAAGCACCTACGGCTGATAATCCTTTAGGAAATGTCTTACTCAGCGACTACACAGACGACCCAAACCGTCCCGAGGCATGCTGGTATCCGTCTGTCAAACCTCAGGTTGAAGAGTACCTCGACAATACCGTAAAGTACGGGCCTGCTAGAACTCGCTCCCCTACTGCAAAGTACCAGAGAAAGGCTTTTGCTAGGCAGTTTATAACAGGACCGGTTTCTTCAATACCAGGAGACCAGACTGCATTTGCAGAGTGGTGCTACGGCAAAAAATTCAGCCCTCAATGCAGAAACGACCCTAAAAACTGTGACGCCGATTATTGGGGTGTTCAGTCCGAGGCATTTGCAGGTCTTGATGACGCCGGCAACAAACGTAGTGGAATGTTCGGTGGACGTTAAATTTCTTTTATAATATAAATGGCGTATCAGCTACAGCCTGGACTTCTCAATCTTGACGACGAGAGCTTTCCGACGAACAGAGCACAAGACGCAATATCAGTGTATCCTCAACCGAGTTCTCTAAACGTGTGCGGTCGTGCGAGCACGATGGAGTACGGAACGGCTCCGTATATGGCAGGTAAAGGTGCACCTGGACGTCTCATATTGGTTGACGACGAGCTTCGTTCTCAGAGCACAAAACAATTTAAAAAGCTTATCGTTCCTACGTACGAGCGAGGATTCTTTCCTCTGCAGAACGTGTCTCGCGCAGGTCCAGCCAGAACCATGTCATGGGACCCCGGAAGCACCAGATCTGACAAACAAAACTTTATGTTTAAAGCGAGATACTGCGGAGGCCCAAACGGAACGTGTTCTCCTTACAATTAAAATATGTTGTTTCATTAAAGGATGGCTGATCCGTTATCAATAGCTGCCATTCTAGGTATTGTTTACATAGGTAGGCAGCTAAGTAAACAACAACCAGACCCGCCTGTAATTCCAACTTCATCAGAACAAGTTGAGGAGTACTCTTACAACGAGGAATCAAGAGACCTTATTTTAAATCAAATGAAACAGCCTGGATACATTTCAGAGCAGGTTCAGAAGAAGAGAGAAGTTTCTAATTTTGGAGACACTTCATTTTCACAGTATGTAAACGGTGAACCAGTGCATGATATGTCTAGTCGTTACTATGTTTCAAACAAAAATAACAATCTATCTCCTACTGAAAAAATTATGGTTGGTCGCGGTCTCGGTATAGACCCTTCTATTCCAGCATCCGGTGGGTTTCAGCAGCTTTACAGAGTCAATCCGAACAACGTCGGCGCGTACCGTCTAACAACTCTACCCGGTAGAATAGCACCGGGCTCTGACACGACCGGCTGGAGGTCCGGTACTGTCGGAGAAGTCACACAGTATCCACCTTCAAAAACAGCATTCCTGCCTGAGAGACGACCTGAAGTTGGAAGCAGGGCTCAGGGACAAGGTGGTGCCATAACTGGTACAACTGGTCGCGAGTCTTATGTCAAAACAAAGAGACCGACTGTTCGTTCGGAAACCGGTTTACGAACAGACGGCCTTGAGTACGCACCAGCAAAGAGGTTCGTACCTATGCAGTCGACCGCAGACGCTCCTTCTCGCAACAAAGGAGACCTAAACGACGAGACGT